ATGGGAAGCAATGAGCTAGTTGTTATTTACAGAAATGGAACTCATCATGTTATAGAGAAAGATGAGGATTACAACGAGGTATTCACAGGTAGTTATGAAAAGTGCTGTGAATATTGTAAAAATAGGAACATCGATTATCTTGAAAGTTTTTATTAATTTTATTACAAATAAGGAGGTTCACATGATTACATTCTATGAACCTCCTTATAAAGAAGTATATCTTAACAATGTAGTATGGATACCAGTCACAACACTTAGAATAATGATTAACATGGATGGGGTATCAATATTTGAAGAAGCTAATAAAGCAGTTATAAAATATGGGAATTTACACGTATTTGCTTTTAATCACAACGAAGTATATTTAAATGAGGAGGTATAAAGATGAAAAAAGCACTTATTGTGAAATACACAGAAAACAACGTTAAATATTGGGGATATTACTACAAAAGATATTTTAACGCAACATATTATGAAACAAGTTTACAACTAAAAATTTATTTAACAGACTGTGAAATAGAATGGGAGGATAGATACACGACAATAAACTTTGACACAGACAAAGAACAAAAAAAAGAGAGATATGTAAATCATTTTACTCAGACGACTACAAACTAGGATATGCAGAGACATTGATAGAAAAGTACATGTCATTTAAATACTTAGCATATGGAATACCAAAAGCAGAAAGTTACCGGTCAGCGATATTTATGGATTTAGACGAGTTAGAAGAAGAGGTAAATTATTACAGAACTTTATTGAAATCAAACGGAAATTTGTATAGACTAAAATTAAGACACTTGCTGGTAAGAAACAGTGAATACACAATGGGAAAGACATTAACAATAAAGACTAAACATGAGAATGAAACTATAACATTAAAACAAGCAAAAGTTATGAGATTAATTGATTGTGACTGGGACTTACTACAAAGTCAAGTAATATACTTTACACCAGACACAGTATTTGTAGCTTTACCAGAATACATGAATCTAAAAGATTTTTACAAACAATTTTAAAACCAATCTATGAAAGGAGGTGATGTAAAGTAACACAAATACAAAAAGAAAGGAGGTGAAGAGAATGAACTACATCAAAAGAAACTGGTTTTTACTCCTGCTCATCATATTACTATCTGGTTACACAGCTTACACGTCATACTTAGTACTATCAAACGATAACCAGAAAGTAATAGAAGAGCAACAAAAACAGATATCACTTTTGTCTGACAAAATAACAGAACTAGAAAATAAAGAGACACCAGAAATCCCAGTGCTTGACACATCAACATTGGAGAACAGAATAAGCGCCTTAGAGCAAGCACAGCAAACAATCACATCAGGCGTTGAATCTATGAATCAAGCAATAGAAGGAAATCAAAGTCAGATAAAAGCGATCTGGGCAACGTTAGAAGAAAACGAACTTGTACACTCTAACGCAGGAGAAACAAACAGATAACTTTTTAATTGCGGGGCAAACGCCCCACTTTTGTTATTTGATAATTAACTGCTGTCCCGGATAAATTAAGTTAGGATTGCTGATCCCATTGTCGTTTGCAATCTTTTGGTAAGACGTGTTAAACTGACTAGCAATCCCAGACAAAGTGTCACCCTGTTTTACAACATAAGTTTTGTGTGCTGGTGCACTCCCACCATTAATTTTTAAAACCTGCCCTGGGTAAATAAGATTAGGATTACTTATACCATTATCACTAGCAATCTTTTGGTAAGTTGTGCCATATAAGCTAGCAATACCAGATAATGTATCTCCACTTTTTACAACATAATCAACCGCGCTAGGTTTTGGTTTTTCTGCAGGCTTGTTTGTTACAGAATTACCTTTGATCTCTTTTAACAAATCTCTTACCATCTTATTACAATCAACTCCTCCATTAATCCCCGGCACACTTCCGTCACTGCAATACTGCCATATGTCAAAAGGCACGCTGGGCTTACGACTATAGTTTGCGATCCAACTTGTGAATCTGTCCAGACTATTTTTAATCACATTTTTAGCCCAGTCCTCATTACAATAATATCCAAACCAATAACCAGCGTCCTCAATCGCCTGCCCCATATCAATAAAATATTGAGCATTGTAATTTGCCCTTATGACAGCATCCTCAATATCAATATAAATCGGTAGTGACAATTTGCATTTTTTAGCCAACCTTAAAATGTGTTTAGTCTCCGATTCTGCGTGCGCTTTTGAATTGGCATAACTGTAAAGATAAATACCATAAGGTATACCCAATCTGTTACACTCCTCAATGTTGCGTAAAAAATATGGATCATCTTGACTAGTAATATCGTCCCCAAATCCGCACTGAATAATAGCACCATCAATAGCGCCGCTTACCGAATCCCAATTAATAACTCCCTGCCATTTTGACACATCAATAATCATATATACCTCCTTACTTGCCAATCAAAAGCATCCCTTGAGTATGCTCCTGCATCCGGCTTGACTGTTGGGCCGTAATAGGGGTCACCCCCATGCCCACATAATTGATTGTTACCTATATACATTTCTACGTGATCAAAATACGGATTGTGATACCACCAGTTAAAAAATACTAAATCTCCATTTAGCAGATCACTTGTGTCTAATGTCCCACTACCCTCTTTGATTAGTGTGCCGTTTTCTACTTGCGTCCCTGTCCACGTGCCTATCTCCACACCCACAACACTGTTGTAACAATGCCATACTAACCCAGAGCAATCAGCATAACCATTGTCAGGCCACATACGCAGATCACCAGATTGAGAGTAGCCGAGTTTACCCTCATAACTTAAAATTTTGTCAACTAATTGTTGACGCTGGTCTGGTGTACCTGTACCTGTATTAGGATAAGATGGCTGAGGAGTAGTAGTAGTTTCTCCCTGTATTTTTTCATTACGACAAATTGGTAACCATAATTTATCGCTAGCTTGATAAAACTCAATCTTTTTATTAACACCTTGGTTATCCAAGTATAAAAAGAATGTTTTACCAAACTTTTGTAATGACTTAATATTTATGGATGTCTCAAAAGGTTTGGAGGTATTATCTGGGTTACCACTATTTTGATTTTGATTTCCGCCGATACTGTGTTGTGGGTCATAGTTACCAAAACCCTCCTTACCACTTTCTCCGTCCCATTCATCCAACAGCGCTTTTACTGTATTTTGACGATTAGAATAACTACCAACTATGCCATTATTGAGTACTGTCATATACCACACATCATAGTTACAATTACCACATCCGTTAAAAATCTGATAAAACGCCTGGGGTGATTGATGATAATTAGTTAACCCAAAAATAGCGGTCTTAGGATCAGTTATTCCGCACTCATCACGCAGAAGGGGAATATAAGAATTATCACAATCTGACTCCCACAACTTATTTTGTGTGTTAACACCCTCATCAGTAACAAGCACAGCACTAACCTCATTAGCTTCATTTTGTGTAAAAATTTTGTTGCCCCAGGCGTCTCTACCTGCCTGGATTTGAGGTAACAAAATTGGTAGTTGGTTAGCAGTATCAGGATAATCAGTTATTAGCAGATTTAATAAATCCCAACTCCTGCCATATGTCCATTGCATAATACCAATACCAGCCATAGCCCACGACTCAACACTACCATAATTGCAGTTAGTCTCTACTGTGCTTGTTACGTACATTGCATAGCTTTTCCAATTTTGGTCATAAATACTCATTTATTTTAACCATTTTTTGATATAATACATGCGTGATAAAATTGAGAATCTATATCTCCCCCCACTAGGTACTGATCCGCCTAATGTTTTTAGATATATTTTACCGTTGCCAATTATGTATTGTGGATTAGTATAACTAATATTGCCTTGTGAGTCAGATACACTAACATTACCGCTAAAATATAGCGTAGATTGGAAAGTATTGTTAAAATACTGATTAGGCAAAATAATAAAAGGAGTACCGGACAAACCAAGAACAGGTGTAAATCCCTCTTTAAACTCTATTAAATTGTATAGACTAGCTATCCCCAAATCTGGATTAAATTGCAAAATGCAGTTGTACTGGATAAAATTAGTTGGATCTGGGTTATCGATATTCATCTCAATCCAGTTGTCAATTTCTGACAACGCGTTTGTCGCGGAACTGTTAGCAGAGTTAGCAACAGAGTTAGCAGATTGCGCTAGAGCACTAGCTTCACCAGCCGAAACTTCTGCCGCCTGTGCGGCAACCTTGTTAGCCTGCATCCCAGCATCAATTGCCAAAAATGCTGGGTTTAAATCTCCCAACCAGCTAGCTTTGTCTGTACCGATAAATTGAGGTAAATCGTAGTTTGGTGTTTTGTTTGTGTGTGACATATATTAATCCTCCTTAAGCTACTGCAAGGACAGTCTTGCCCTCCCAATCATATTGATAAGTTGTAATATCATAGTTATCATAACCATCTGTTGTGATATTTTTATCGTCATATCCAGCACAAGTTAACGCGTCCTCTCTATGCAAGGACACTAAAAAGTCTATCACGTTTTTGTAAAAAACTCGTTGCCCTGTCACTGGATTAAACATATAAAATCTGTCATCCTCTGTCAGATATTTTTTAGCGTAAAAATCATACTGGTAACATGTGATATTTTTTGAGTCATACATATCTGCTGTAAGATTAAGTCCATCATACTCAATACATGTGAGTGCGTAATAATTAAAATAATTATAAAAATCATTAAGCACGTTTTGGACTGTATCAGTATAACCCGTAATTGGATTAATCACATAAATTGATTGCCCCTGTTGCTCTAACCAAATCGTTAAATCTGTAATCTGCTCTGTTACCCATGATCTTGTTTTTTGGTCAGCGCTTTTAATCGCATCACTTAAAACAGTAAATTGGTTATTGATAACAAGTTCCAATTCTGACACTCTTGAATCTGTGTAATTATTGGCAGAATTTAACATAATTTTATCCTGTTGATCAATATATTCGTAAATTTCGGAATAATCTTTTGATAACTGGTTTATTACGTCATTTAACTTATCTGTCAGCTTACACAGTACCTCATAATATGACAATGACTCATCATATACAAGCGGCATCACTTTAAAACAACGCCAAAATGGATATACATTTCCGATCATATTTTTTCACCTCCTTACCATAATTGCATAAACAATTCGTCTAATTCCTCAATAATCAGCATATCAATGTTAAGAAAACTTTGCCTGTATTCCATCAATAACTGACTATTTGATTTTGAATCGTTTTTACCAGACAATTTACGATTATATTTTTCCGTTTCTGACGACTGTAATTTGGATGTATTAGTTGCGTTTGTTTTTTGAGAAGTTGTAGCATAGTTTTCAGAAAATGGATCTTGTAACGATCCCATAGGCGTATCGTTTTGCAGTGACTTGTTTTCTCCTTCGTCTTGACTGGTATTATCCCCTGTGCTACTTCTTTCATATTCTTCGCTGGTTGAATATGTTTCAAAAGGATCAAACTCAATTTGTGCTGATAAATACATCTGATTATAATATGGCATAATCTCTTCCATTTTTACGTTCAGATATCGTTTGAAAAGTCCTGCTGTTTCGAAACCAATTTCCCGCATATAATAGTGATTAAGAATTTTTTCATTTAGTTTCGAACGATAATTTTCATCAAAAATTGGGTAATTTCTTAATCCTAGATCAAACCCGGATTGAATAATGTATCTTAATTCTGTTGTATATTTACTCATCAAGTTCACCATCCTTTTCAGATGTTTCACGTGAAACATTTTCATCCGTGTTATCAGTTCCGAAAACCATTGCGTTGTATAACTCTTCTAATTCTGGATTGTAATTAACAGAAATTTCTGTTCCGAACATCCTGTTTATTTCTTTTGCGCCCTGTCTTCTTGCGTTTAAACCAATTTGACGGCTCATAGAAATCTGCTCAAGATTGCTGTTAACCTCATCGCTGATCTGTCTCTCTTTTTTATCCATGTTATTATTGTTAATACCTAAAAACAACATAGCTTCATTCCAAATTCTGTTCTTTTCAATGCTCAATCTATCTGCGATAAATGGCGCATCTGTTTTCAGAACCTGTATTGCATTTGTTTCGAAATTTTTGTTTGCGAAAATAAAAGGTTCGTTTCCTTCATATTGCATATACACATTTTTCATCGTTAGTTTTTGTTTTTCATCGCAAACGATCATAAGCGGAGTTTTTTGAGCGTTAATATTAACGTCAATTGCCCTGCTCACATTGTAAAGTTTTTGTGCAAACATATCTATATCAATATGAGTGGTGGTATGCAAAAAGTTGTTAAAAACAATAACAGAGTCAGCTTTAGTTTTAAAATTTTGGTAACCATTTACACTGTACGCCATACGATTAATTGGGATCCTGTATACATCCAATTCTCCTCCAATCGTACACTGTAAAAATAAATCGCCAATAATCTCGTCTCTAAAATACAGCCCATAACCATTGTCAAAAAGCGTCAACTCTAAAAACCGCTCGTCAATTGTATCTGGTAAACCCTCCCATTTGTACATATTTATGGCCAACTCTTTAAGAAAGTAATAATAATGTAAATATGTGACGTTGTTTTGCCACAAACTACTCCATCCGTCCAGGGCTTTGTTGTAACCATAAATTTTATTGTAATTTTTTCGTGCCATTTTAGCCTCCTGTCCACGGATTATCATTATACTTACCTATATCGCCATGCCATATAGTTGTGCCGTTGTCAAACATATTTTTTAGTATCTCAATATCGTCTTTTGGAATGTTACCAGCCAATATGCATCCAGTAGTCTGTACGTAATTAAAATTCTTATTTCCCGTAAGTGTTGGAGTTTCGATTTTATTCTGAACGTAACCATAACGAGTAAAATACTCTTCGAGTCTTTCCGCATATTCTGGTCTTATGGTTTTCCATTTTAAAGTGATCCCATTTATTCCATTTGCAATATTAAACGCATCGCCGCCCGTTTGTCCTGCTAGTGTAGGTGGGGCGATTTCCGCGTCTTGAATTTTAGCCATCTGTTGACGTATAGCAATCTCACTGTTTTTAACTCCTGTGTATGCACTCTTTGCACCACTATAAATTGAGCCAATTGTACCTCCAATATTACCAGACAAAATGGAACTTAATGCCCCTGCACCTCCCTCTATAACACCCATAGCAACAGCTTCTTTTTTGTTGTAACTGTTTATGCTATTTGATAAAGCAAAACTATTTGCATTATTAGCCATATATAACAGATAATTGTCAACAGTTACAGGGAGTTGTGGGAAATTAGCGATAGATAATCCTGCATCTAAAAACTCTCCGTATTCTGGTCTCCCATCATACTCGTATCCATTGTCGCCAAAATCGTTGTAATATTTAATATAATATGTGAGTCGTGGTGATGCTCCCACATAATTTACTAACCCTAACTCAATTTTGGTTACCTCATTAATGGCTTCTGGTTTTATAATAAATTGACTGCCATTATACGCTGTCATTTCTATATAGCTATATGGATAGGTATATAATTTCGAATTGTCGTACTTTGGAAAAAAAGTCCACCAATTGTCTATACTACTTAAGATAAAATTTGAACTTTTATATCCGTCACGTAGTCTCCCTATCTTTTTACCAGATGCCATGTTTACTATCTCAAAATTATTACCAACGACCTCCTCTGGTACTATGGTTAGAGATTGTATACATTGAGTGATCCAAGGCACGTTTTTTAACTCATCTAAAATTTCCTGCAACGAGTCAGTCCTTGGTGCTGGGTTATCATTTAAATTGTCGATCACATAATAATCTAACACAGATGGCATTTTGTCAAAAGTTCCGCCAGATGATGATTTTAGATTAGGGTTGTCTGTATCTCCAAAATCTGCTGTAAGATCAGCACTAGTACACATAAGTACATAATATGTATTCCAGCTTATAACCTCCGTGTGAGTCACAACATAATCACGCCCATATTCCACCTGCTCGGGAAACAGATTTGATAACCACGGACTACCATCAGACAAAAATTGTTGCTGATGTGATCGACTGATAAAAGACTTTAGATACTCGATATCAAATTGCCAAGTCTGGAATACATCAATCTCAAATGTGATTATAGTGTTATCATCGTTACGATATTCTTTGTTACGCAAAAAAGCGTAAAACCACTTTGTTCCAAAATTTTTGTTTTGAAACATAATGTAATCACAGTTATACAGATTGTCATAATTGTCCGGAACAGCGATCGTTCCATCCCTGCGCAGATATTGGAAGTCATTATACTCTCTATATTTTTTATTTAAAAAATACGTGGACTGTTCTGACTTATTTTTAAAATCCATCTGGTTTTTATAATCAGTTAATCTTGTATTGTTAATCAAAATTAACCTAGATTGTGGTGTGAATGCCATGTGATTACTCCTATCCTGTTACAGTTACAGTGGCGTTTGCAGATTTTGCCGGGTTAGCCATACTTGAGTATACAACTATTAATTCTGTATTTGTTTCTGTGGGCGATACAGTCAATAAACCATCCTCACTTATAGTTGTTCCCTCTGATCCTTTTTGTACCGTAAACCTACCAGACTTATCTACTAACCCAGTACCCTCAATAGTGCCTGTAAACCGTGTTACACTCCCTTTTGCAACAGTAGCAGTTGTAGGTGAAATTGTCACACTAGTTATTTCAGGCTGTACAGTTGTAAATAAAATTGCGTTAGAAAACGGCGAAATTGAGAAAGTTTTCCATACATGATAAAAATAGTTCCAATATAATCCCTCTGGGTTATAGATTTCTGTCATATTGTAATAATTGTCAAAAATCATAAACCAATCACGGTCTACCATCAACCCGGATATTGACTTAAGAGCATTTAACTCATCCTCTGTAAAAGGAGTATAAGTGGTATGTGGATCATCTGCAAAAATTTCTTCCAGACGCGCTTCATCAATTGTTCCAAATCCATCTACTCCAATTTGTCTGCCAATTAACTCTGCTTTATCCATGTTAAATGACAATGCTAAAACTTCTACATCAAAAATTGACGATAATTCTGTTGTCAGGATAGTATACAGATATCTTGGATCAGTATAAGTCCTAACTCCTGCGTAGTTGTAAGCATCTGACATATATCCAAGATTTCTAGCCGCCGCTACCATTGTAGTTGTTACTGACCTAGCATTATCAGCCGTTACTGTTGGTATTACTGATGTTGCAATTTTACCTTCCAAAGCACATCTTGCGATGAGATATTTCATCACCAAAAATTCATCGTAGTTTGCACCTGTATAAAGTTGTTCGATAATTCTGCCAATTAAGTCCGTAATACCTTGCCAAGATAAAAATGCCTGTCTTAACTGGTCATTACTAACAGTTGTCGGATAATATTTCTGATAATTCATAGTATGAAAAGCCGCCTGTACATCCGGTATTCTCCTCTTAAATACATCTGTTTCCGCCTTTGTGGGATCAAACTGGTATGGCCTTGCAATTTCCACAAAAATTTCTTCGACTGTTTCTCCATATTCTAAGAGACCTTTTTTAAAACCAGACCAAGGATTTTCATAAAGTCTGGATGTTATGATTACCCTGCCAATTCTGTTAACAAGGTTTGATAAAAAAGCATTCTGTAAAGGCTGGTATTGCATAATTACATCACCAATACCGCGTAGTGATTCCAGAGACTGCGCTTTTGTCACTGTTTTTCCGTCCACTACGTCTCCCTCTTTTAGAGCCGCAGGAACCTGATCTGCGTATGTGCCGCCTAATTCGTTTCGCGTAACATTTAAAATGTCCGCTGAATTTAATTCGTTTAGATTTTTGGTTGCTTTCGGTTTCGTTGGCATATTTAACCCTCCACTCTTTCTAATAATTCGTCAAAACTCTGTACAGTTCCGTCTCTTTTTACGTCTTCTTTCGTGTCTTCCATTGTATCATCAAATTCTTCTTTAATATCAGAAGTTCCAAAGAAACGGTTCATGTAGCGTTCTTTTAAATTGTCATATTCCTGTTTCCAATCTTTTTCCTCTTCTTTTGGTGTGTAAATGTTGATGTCATCACGCTCGGAATAATCGTATTCGTCACGATCTTCACCGTCATATGTTTCTCCATACCTTTTTAAAATTCCTTCTTTTTCGTCAAAATCGTCTTTCAGGCGTTCAATGTCTTGTTCCATATCTTCGGTCATTCCGCCACTTTCCATAATACGGCGTAATATTTTTTCCATGCCTGACCTTGTTAAAATAGCCACTTTTTATCCCTCCTTTTTAAATTTGTCCACTAGCTGTTGGATAACTAGCGTGTTATTTTCGATTGCTTTTCGCATGTTTTCAGATTCTTCTTTGTGTTGCGCGTCTTTTTTTATCATATACCAAAACATTGCGCCGCAACAAACAATTGGGAATCCATAGTTACCTATCATATTGGCAACATCCACAGGTGTCATAACCTTACCCTCCCTTCTTTATTCTCACTTTAATTATAACACAAAACGTATAAAAATGAAAGTTAAGACTTTTGTACCAAAAATGTTTCACGTGAAACATTAAAAAGGGCGGATCGAAATCCGCCCTTTGTGTATCTGAAATTGACAAGCCTGATAAATCACGTTAGCAAAACGGTCAACTTGACAGGCGGTTTTTAACCCGTGCTACCCCATCACAGTAAGTATCAGCGTTGCCAAAAGATACCTATATGGATAAAATATCAAAAATAATATTCTTGCTGTCTAAGTTATTAAACCTTAATTGCCCATGATCAAAAACTTTGCGTAAATACTGCATTACAAAAGTTGACTTGTTTACCATTAATGCATTTTGCTCATGGTCGTCTGCCTTAAAAGTTAACTTTACTGGATATGTCATATCTGGGCTATCGTTAACGTATACAATTCCATCTTCAAAAAATTCTCTAATTGCATAATACTTTTGCCCATGTTTTATAGTTGCTATATAACGACATTTACCTTTTATGTGTTCTATAAAAGTTTCGTTGTCATTAAGATAATCATTTTGAGAAGCATAATCAGAATATCCATCGTCAAAAGCCTTTGAAAATCCAGAACTTGACAGGGATTTACTTGCACTCTCATTAAACGTTTGTTCCATCACCCAGCCATGCCCACGCAAAAATTTTGTGTCATTTCGCAACATTTTATGTATACCCATTGACTTATAATACGGGTTTAACATAGTCACGCTGTTTGATGCTAATATTGTACGTACATATCTGTATTGCTTTCCTTTTCCTCTAGCTATAGTAACGTGGATTGACTGAAATTTACGAATCTCATCTGGACAGTAATGATTTGTTTCAGATTGAAACTCATCCAGAAACACGTTTTCCACCTCGTTAAAATAAGAAGAGTATTTTTTTAAAGGGTCAGCATTACTTAAGGCAATAGCAAAACCACAGCTTTTCTCATTGTAATACAATTCGTAAAAAAGTCCTTTTGCAACAGGTCTTGCTGTGAGTTCTCCATTTTCAAAAAATAAAGGTCTTATGTCCCGGAAAAACATATCGGCACATGAGGACAACTCATAATTAAATCTGTACAAAAGTACAAATTTTCCTTTGCCTTGTATAAAGTTGTTTAAACAAAGTCTTTTAAAAAAGACTGTTTTTCCTGCTGTACGATTTCCAACACATAGATATATCTCTGGTTTGTTTCCATCAGCATCCTTTAGCGATAATAATTTCGTTCCGTTATAGTACATATTTTTCTCCTTATTTTGGGGCTGTTACCAGCCCCGCCACAATTTTATACTAACATACATGTTAAAAAGTCTTTTCCTTTATAGTTTTTTGACTCTTTCCTTATTACTTTAATAGACCACGGTTCCTGACTATCTTCCATTTCTTCTGCTATTTCCTCATATGTTCTGTAAAGAGTTTCTGATCCGGAAATATACATGGTTCCGTCTTTGTCCACGTAAACGAATTTGATATAGTTCTTGTTATCGCTTTTTTCATTGTAAACTTCCACCACCGCGACATAATCAATGTCTATTAAAACTCCATTTTCATCACGCTGGGTAAGTTCATCTAACTGCTCTGCCCCGGTAAACATTTTCACAGCTACTCTTTCCTTTGGTGATAATTCTCTTGTTGCACTTACTAACTTTGCCGAATATGTTCTGTTTGTTTCTCCCATTGTTATTCCTCCTTGTATATCTTTTCAAATTCTGATTTTATTAACCATGTTACGTATCCAGACTCATATTTAATTAAATAACCCTCATCATTTGGGTTTTCATTTTCAGGCACTTTCCAATTCCTGTAATTGTTGTATTCCAATCTGGTCATTTGTTTCGCCTGTAATTTAACTTTTCCTACATATGTTTTCATACTTCGTATGCTTCTTCTAATTCAGCGTTTTCAATAAACTTTTCCAATGCCATAGAATATTTTTTTTCAATTGGAACATCTGATACTACTACTACCTGTTTCTTTCTTTCTTTTGAGAGCGCAGACAAAAACCGTGCCCCCGGTGCTTCTGCCATTTCACGTACTTCAAACATTTCAAGATTTGTTCCGTTAACTTCAGCAAAAGTAATTGAATGAGTGATTACTGTTCTTGTGATTTTTTTCATATTTGTTCTCCTTTTTTCTTATTTGGACAGTATTATTGCTACAATTATATTGTACCATATTAATTACAATATGTCAACATTATTTGCGCATTTCATAATAATTGTCAATCAGCACAATCCCCCCTCTTATTCTTTTTGGCTTCAATGCCCCTTTGACGCGCAAACCAATTTTAAAATCTTCCATTTTGTACTCTTTCAAAAAATTTTGTTTCGCTCGTTCCGGCATTCCTGCACACTTTATTTCTATTTTTGGTTTGCAAGGTTTTTCTTCTTTTATCACCCTTTCGATATATGTTTTTTGTCGTACAAATAACCCCTTATCCCATTCTGACTCTTTTTTCCAACAGCAAAAATTCTTGTCGTGGATTCTTACAGCTTTTGGCGTGCAGGAGGTTAAATGTATTGAGTCTGTGTCAGAGTAAATAAAATTGTCATAATTTTTCTGTGCCGCTTTTATTGTAAAGTTGCGTGCGTATGATGTTATGTAACTACCTATCGCAATATATCCGGGAGTTTTTTCTTTCTCCTCCACAAGATCAAAAGATAAACAATCTTTATCTGGATTTAAATAGGGTATTTTGTAACTGCTGTCTGTGCTTGCGGCTTCTTTGCCATATAGATTGTTTAAATATAGTTTAGCTAACTCTCTTTTTGCACCTTTTGAGGTCATTTTTATTTTGCGGTACTTGTCAATGTACTCATCAAAAATTCCCTTCTGTGTCCAAAAATAACAACAGTCTAAAAACTTAAAATCATAGACATCGTAATGTTCAAAAAATGTTTCAAAATCTGGTTTAGTCATTGTTAATGTTACTCTTGCTTCTTTTACGTTTCCCTCCAAATCAATATAATACCTATGATAATGACCTTTATTATATATATTAGATGTTACTAGATATTCGTTTCCTTTGTATAACATATTTCCTTTTATTTGTACAGTTGGTAGATAATTTTCTTTCAGTTTAAATCTGCATTCAAACCTAACAAAATATAAAAATTTTTCAGAATGTTCTATCTTTTCTTTAAACTCATAGTAATTATCCAAAAATCTTGGTTTTCCTACTGGGTAATAATTTCCGCTTATTGAGTGCATCATACTAGGATATAATGAGTTAACATCTAATGTTATTCCTCCTTTTATTATTTTGTTTGCGCAGGATGGTTTTAGATAACAATAACCTCCTTTGTAACTTTTTCTGATGTATTCGCCTGCGTTCTCTTGTCCATATTTTTCGTCAATTTCTATTTCATATAAATTTGGAAAAAGATTGTTGTAGTCAGTTTTGTCATAAAATGATTTAAACTCTTTTAAGCAACAACTGCCAATTGTAATAGAGTTGTGACCTTCATTAAACATAATTTCCAAGGCTTCTTTTAACACTAAAACATCATTTTTGATATATTCTTTTTCTTCCAAGGTTATAGGGCAATTTTTATACCTATAACCTTTATACTCCATTTCAAGTTTTTTATGTATTGTATCAAAAGATTTTCCAATTCTTTCCAAACTAAATGGCAACAATTTTAATGAGTCTCTTATCTCTATTACCTTGTTATTCTTTTTTATTATTATGTTATACCATTGCCCAATTTCTGATATGGACGTTTTAAATTGGTTATTTTCCATATCTTTTTCCGGGACTCTGTTAAAAACATAATGCTCTCTTAATAGATAATCAATTATAAAAGATCCATCAAATTTTAAATTGTGGAAATATAATATATTGTTACCAGACAAGTTAAACATATCAATAAAAAAGTCCTCTATGCTACCTCTTATTATAGGTTCAGCATCGTCATATAATTTAACGTAACAAGCAGACCACACTTCTGTAGAGGTTTGACCATCAAAAACAGTTGTCTCAAAATCACACGCATAATAATTAAATTTTTTAATCCGCACTTCGTCAACTACACCCCAACTCTCTATATTCATACTTCGTAATTCTCCTCATATTCTAACGCTTCTATCATACTTTCTCTTTCAATAGGGCCAAGTTCCATAAAATCCATCATAGATGCCAAGGCATTAAAAAGTTTCTCTGTATAAACTACCTTATAATTTATAAGTTCTCCATATTCACCTGCCTTTTGTATCATACCAGCAACTTCGTCTTCTGTGTGTTTAAAAAGGAGATTATCTAACCATAAGTTTATTATACCCCTTGCCCATTCGTTAAAGTGATTTACATAACTTCTAAAATTGGCTATTACCATATGTGATTCTTGAGGTATTTCATCGTATAAATCTAATGGCTTTATTTTTATCTTTTCTCTTTGTTTCTTTTTAAACTGATAAAATGAGGCTTCTACTTCTCCAAATTCATTTAGTTGGTAGGTTTGAGCCTGTATCTTCTTTGGCGTTATTTTTGCTAATCTTCTTACGGATGCTTGAGTTATTCGTTTTGGGATATTAGGGACTACAAAATTAACATATAGTCCCTGCTTCTCATATCTTCTTACTGTCGCTAATACTCTTGATCTCTCTTTTCTGTATGCTTTGACAGTAGCAGATACTTTTTTAGTCCGTCTTCTAGTAGCCAATGTTATTCACCCTTCCTTATGATGATGCTGTTTTCTCTAAGTTCCATTATCACTTTTGGGTCTTCTGGAGTAATGTTCAAAAATGATGCCCATTCATTTGGGATACATGCTTTGATTCCATAATACTTTCCAGACCGATTAAAAATTAATTTCTTTACTTTTACCATTATTTCACCTCCTTTACATAGTATTCACAATATCTAAAATCAGGGCATTTTTTGGTGCATAATACATGGCTATAATAAAAGCATTGTAATTCATCAGATATTTCATTTATTAGTTGTTCGTACTCATATCTTAATAAAGTAACTTCTACCTCTAATTGTGTTACGTTCAAAAATAAAGCATCCAGTAAAGATTTTGTTTTATTACATCTGTTAATCAAATAGTTATAAATCTGATATTTTGTTATTAATTGATCTTTGTATTTGCAATATGATAGTGATCGTCTGTAATCTTCTCTTACAGTCTTTAAGTTAATTTCTAGTACATCTGACTTGTACACTATACCATCTAATCTTAATTCTCTAAGTAAGTCGTACAATTCGATTTCATTTGTAAAATTAAATCTGTCTCCATAGTGATAACCATAATATTCTTTTCCGTGAGCGTAATATTTTACTACCTGTGCTAGTGGCATGTTGTGTCCTCCTTTAAGATCTTTTTTATTTTATTGTACCACATTTTGTACCAATTGTCAAGTACTTTATTTTGTACAAAATAATCTGCGCGGAATGGCTGGGGGAAATTTAGTACAATTTTGAAGTTA